GACTTCATGCAATAATGCATTATGTTGAGTGTGTGTACCACCATTGCCACAGAATGGTGTGCTTAAAATTATTAGATCATTTTTTGTTATCTTATCATCTTCTATGCTTTTAAAATCTCTGCCATATGCCTTGGCAATTATTCTTGCCATAACAAATTCACTGTTGCTGGCCCTCACACGTCTGTCAGGGTATCTTGCAATAAATTCACCAAACGCAGATCCTGTGCCGTTGCTAAACGCACTATGCTCAAAGAGTTCAAAACCTTTGAAGTTGTGTCTAGTTGACGTCACCCATTCCCTGAAGCACTGATCATAATCTTGATACTTCAAATTATTGATAGTATCAATGTCCAGTCCTTTAAGGAAATAGGTAATATGGTTACGCACCTCGGAATCTCTTAAAGGTACATGTTGCCTACGCATTATTTTCTTTCCGGTAGAAATGCACAATTTTCCTCGCTGGCTTCTAACTTTTCACCTTTTTTATGGAACCACACATAAGAATAGACCATTTGTCCATCTTGTGCGACCGTACATTTTTTACCAAACTTTACATGAGGCGGACTGATAGGTCCACTACACGCCGTCACAATAATGCCCGCAAGTATTATTGCCAATAGTTTAGTCATTGCTTTCTCCTTTGTTGGTGTTAAAAACTGCCATTACTTTTTCAAATGCTTGTCTAAAACTTACTTGCAAACCTACACGTTCGACGTCATGTGTTGGCACTTCGTGTTCAATTGAGGCGTCCATCAACATAGGTTTATCATTGTAGTAAATTTCTTTGCCATCTATTATAATAGGTTTATCATAACCCAGTATCGGAAATATTAAAACAGTCTTCCTACCAAAATCTTTGTGTTTAGGCAAATGATATCCTATTGGTAAACTGCTTAATGTTATTTTTGGATCCAGTGACATTAGTCCTAGATCGTCTAAGAATTTTGTTATTGTCTCGCATTCTGTGTAATCAAATGTGTACCATAATGGATTGTTTTGTTCATTGTGTTCATATTGTGCTACCTTGAATCGCTTTTCAAGATCCAATACTTCCATGTGTTGCTTGTATGCATTATATAGATTCAACAGGAATGTTTTAGACACGGATATTGGCAATCTAAAATAGTGTTTCATATGTGTAATTATTAGTGCTTTACTTTGTTAATTTTCTATTTGGGCCACTCCTGATAACAAGAAAAAGGTTAGTTCTTCCTGCTTCTCAAATCCCACAACCAATTTTGTTTTATAAGAATCCCAGTCTGGCAAAGTATCAACAAAATATCTACCCCCACAATTTTTATAAATCCATCTAGATATTTCTATTTGGTCTTCCACTCCAGATTTACATGCCACTCTGTAAAAATGCCTAGGTAACCTCTTTACTTTTCTGTTATAAAAATTACTTGGATTGATCTTCATTACGTTTTCTCTCTATCCAGTCATATGCATCTTGCCATCTCTCTTCTATAGATTTCTTAGGGCCTTCGTATAATACATCTTTGTTGGTATCGCTTGGGCCTAGTACTTCGACACCTTTCCAAAACATGGCGATCACCACAAGCATCATTACACCTACTATCCATTTGCTCATTAAATCACCCCTGCATGATCCATAACTAAAACCAAAGCAAATATGATGATTAAAAGCATCCATATTGTTGGCAAGTTGTCAAGTATCCACCACTTGATTTTATTCATGTTCTCCTCCTTGATCTCCTCAATAGATATTCCGCTACTCTGTATATCCTATGTAAATTAGTCACACTGTCTTTCCAATGTTTTGCCATCAGTGGTTCGGCAATTCTTCTTATTGCTTTATTTTCTTTAGAAGTTTTCACTCCCAACTCAAATACTGCACCGCCAGAAGTTTTTGCTTCTAATTCAAATTGGTCAATTCCTTTTTTAACCATTATTCATATCCTTTAAATTTTTTATATGTTTTATGCAATACATAAAACCATATTCCGTTGATTGAAGGTTCTATCAATGCAACTGCACCAGCCTCCCACAAACTTGCACCAGTCATTACACTTACAACAGTCATTGCAATTATGACATGTCCTAAAGTGTAGATTAATGCCAATCCTATGCTTGATCCACTTATTATTTTCTTAATTGCTCCTTGAATGCCATGTGTAAACTCAGTCATTTATGCTCCCCATATGTCGTCGTACATAGGAGGCTCGTTCTTATCAGGAACTTTTTTGTACGGTTTATTATGAAATTGTTTAAACGTAAAATACATTGCAAATATAATTCCAAGGTGCCCTACTACCAGTCCAACCCAACCCCATATCATAGTTGATATAGAAAAGAAATAAACTGTGAACACGGTGCTCCAAACAAAACTCAACACAACTAATAACTGCAATCTCACAGTCTTAGGCAATGTACGTAGGTCATTATGATTGTCGTCAAATAAAACTCCTGCGGTATCTATCATCCAGTTCCGTAGGCATTTAACTTTGTTCATTTTGCCTGAATACGGATTAGTGTTTGGAAATAACATCATTATAGTAACCAATTAAAAATTATTAAAGATATAAAAACTATTGCGATACCAATTATAATTGGATGATATATTATATCTTTTAACATTTCTTTTAACATATTAAACATAGTACCTCACAGTTGCCCACACTATCCAAAGTACGAATATTGCAGTTGAAACATATAATATTTTTGTGTCATTAGTCATTGTACTGTACCGTCATTCCGAAAGGAGCCTCTATGTCTCTTTCATAAGGATTATTGATTAAAAACACAGTGTCACAATAGTGTTCGTCTCCCCATGAGTCAAAAGGCCAACCATCAGTAAACATGATGAATTTTTTAGGTTCTATGCCTTCATCCTTCATGTATTTCCAATTACACTCGAACTCTGTACCGCCTCCTGAGCCTAGAACGTAATCTTCTATCTCATCTGCGTTATCGGGTGTGAAAACTTTTGGATTGAATACTTCCGTATCAAAACTCCAAAGGTGTATAGTGAAGTCTTTGTACTGATCCATTATACCTTTCACTTCAGAAAGAAACTCTTTGCATTGGTCCTGCGATATAGATCCAGACGCATCGAGAGCCAAGCATATGTCTATTTTGTCTGTGTTCAACATGCCTGGTAAAATTGCATCCATGTGCCAACTTCTTCTGCTGGGTTTCATAAACGTATAGTCCGACTTCATTGTGCTGACAATCTGTTGTTGGATAATTTCTCTCCAATTCATTTTTGGTTCAGTCAATTCGTCTATCATTCTTTTGATAGCACCAGGCAAATTTCCAGCACCAGTTGATTGTGCGGCAGATATCATTGCTTCTTTCAATTCGTCTTTAATCTTTTTAAGATCTTCTTTTGAAAGTTTTGGTGGAGCACCTGCACCTTTAGAGTTCTTTTTGTCTCCTGATTTATCTGGTTTGCTTGTACTATCTTTATTCCAGTCTATGTGTTCGTCTAGAAGTTCTCCTAACTTTTGTAGATCAATTTTCTGTTTCTTTGTTTTCTTGTCCAACTCATGATATATTTTTTCTGCTGGCCAGTCTTTGTATTTGTCATCCTGGAAACCTTTTTCTTTGCCTTTGGTATCTTTGGGCATCTCACCTATTCTTTCATCTACAAGAATTTGATTGACGGCGTAGTCCGCCGCAACATTCCAAAGTTGAGGTTCACGTTTACCTGCTCGAAGTTGAAAATGATCAAATACACAATGCAGAATCTCGTGGCCAAATAAAAACTCTACTTCCTTTGGGGTCAGTGTATCAATAAATTTAGTGTTAAAATAAAAATGTCTACCGTCTGTCGCCGCCGTAGGACACCAATCATCTGCATTGACCATTTTCAATCTAGTTGCAAGATTACCGAAGAACGGTTGCTTCAGCAACAAGGCAATCCTTGCGGTAACCAGTTTGTCTATGATTCTTGCGTCTGAATTCATTATTTAGACTCCATAGCAGTAATGACATACTTGCCAAACTTCTTATGGAACCTATCGAATGATTTCAACTTGCTAGGATCGAAAGGTAATTGATAGTTTGTCAAGGCAATCTTCGCACCCATAACAACCAACTCCGTCTCGAAGTTGTCCATCATGTAATCAAAGAACCGATCAGCCATCTCGTTCCAACTTTTTACTTTTTTCTCATGAGCCTCTCTTAACTCATAACATAAAGACACTGTCAAAGAATACATTGCTGATACTTCTTTGCATTTAAGGTCTCTTACTTTACCTGATAAAATGTCTGAAGGATTTGGAAGTTGGCCGCTCACCTTACGGTGATTCATAAACTTAACGGCCAACCCTTCTCCTACTGCGCCTGCAACGAGGTCAGTGAGCGTACTTTCAGGCAGGTCATCAGATAGAAGTTCGGATACAAAACTCCACGAACGCGGAGTTGCAAAACTTCTTGATGCGCCTCGAGGATCAAAATCATATAGATCCTGTTTGGCGAATGTGACGTAACCAACAACGTCAGGATGTATTTCGTTCAGTGTTGCCCACTTCATCCAGTCGTCGTAGTCTACTCTTAATTCAAGGTGGACAAATCTGTTTGCTAAAGGTGATGGCATTCTGTAAGTGACACCTTTATCGGCATCTCTGTTACCGGCCGCCACTATCGATACACCATTGGGTAATTTGTATTGTCCTACTCTTCTGTTTAAAATTAATTGATAGGCCGCCGCCTGTACTGCCGGAGCCGCCGAATTAATCTCGTCTAAGAATAAAATTGCATTTGATTTTGGATCAGTCGGTAACTCTGCCGGACTTGCCCAAACCATGTTGTTCTCTTTTGAATTATAATAAGGAATACCTTTAATATCAGTAGGTTCCCATAAAGGCAATCTGATGTCTATGACATCTCTTTTCTGTTCATCGCCTATTTGTTTTACTATGTCTGACTTCCCAATACCAGGTGCTCCCCACATCATAATGGGTCTTTTTAAACCTATACAGTGTTTTAGGGCAGATATTGCCTCGTTAGGTGTCACGGTTCTGTTCTGCGAACCAACAGTTGCTTCTTTATTTTTCTTTGCCATTTAGTACACTCCTGTTTAAATGTTTATACTTCCATTATAGCAGAAATGTGTTATAGGTCAACCTGGTAAATGTGTCTTAAAAGTCGCTATTTTACTGGCTTTTTTGCTCATCCATCTTGCTCATTGCACGTGCAAGTCCGTATTTTGTGATATCTCCAGCAAAAAGCATGAGTTGTAATGCCATTTTTTCCATGGTTACGATGATCTGTTTCTTATCAACGTAGTAGGGACAGTCAACAAACTCGTCTAGCCATAGGTATGTCTGGGGTGTGAATATTACTTTGGCAGGAAACTTGATGTCGTAAGTCTTGATATCTAATTTTTCAAGCATTTCTAGACCTTGTTTGGTAAGTCTTAAAGACCTAGCCTGGTAACTTTCCCTCACGTTCTGCCACCAAGTATAATAGTTGGTTTTCACACTCTCGTCATGAAGTGGTTGCTCCAACAGTTCCATGAAGGTTCGAGTGTAAACAGTTTTCGTGTCCATTAAAATTAATTATCGTTTGAACTTTGTGCCAGTTTTTAAAATATAAACTTCGAACTTATCGGTCTTGTGCTGGGTGTTCAATTTGTTGGCCAAATTTTCTGCATGTCCTGGATTAGAAAATGATACTTTTTTGTATTTTGGTCCAGGGTAGTTTGAAACCAAACTTGAAGTTTTCAAATTTATTGGTTTCCCATCATAGAAAACTGCCCAGATACCCTCAGCCGCTAGGACCTCGTCCTGTTTGTAAGTCTCTTTATTGCTGATAGATAACAGCACTGTAGGTTTTGGTCGTGACATATTATGACTAGTATTTACCTGTATTTTCGATCTTTATTTTTTTGAGAAGTTGCCACCGTCCATCTCGATATTGATGGTTTGTGCTTCGCTGGCCGTTTTATATGCGTTTATGACGTCTTCTTGCACACTAACCAAACGGGTCATTACCTGTGTGAGACTGTCGCTTAATCTCTCGGCATCTTTCAATGTGATAACGACGTTTCTGTCCTGTTTTGTTTTGGAAGCACGTACTCTACCTATGAAATCTTCAATTGGTTGTGTTTGAATTTTGTTCTTTGACTGCATTGTTTAAAACCTGTTGCATTTCTATTTTTGTTTTCATTGGTCCTTTGAAAGGATATCTTTGTAAAGTAATTACCTTCGGACAATAAGCCTTCCTCCACCCCTTCTCAAACTGAATTATGTAGTAGCCAGCACAAAACAGACTCTTGGATTTTGAGGCCTTTGTGTATATAGGCAGTTGTTTTTGCACATCAAACATAGAGTTGAAAGGTTTTTGGCTTACAGGATAGCCATGAACATCGTGTGCTTCTTCATGTACAACAGCCGGAGCCGCCGATGTGAGGTTGAAAAGTCCTGCTCCAAATTTTGCAAACAAACTTTCTTGCGTATGGAACACTTGGCTTTGATCTTTCTTGCTTAAGAATATCCATCCGTTGTTATCTTTTTTTTGCAAGGTGCCTAATTTTTCACCATCCTGTTCAAGTATCCAAAATTTATCCTTAACTAAAGTTTTTGCACTTATCATTGTAATCTCGCATTGAATGGTTGGACATATAGTTGTGCCTGTTCTGTAATTTTTTGTAAATCGTATTTTGCACAAAATTTCATAAAACGTATTCCCACCTGGCTTATTTGTTTGTTCTCCGCTTTTGCCTGATCTATGGTCTGATCTAATTCTTGTATTATAGCATCCGGTTGGGCATGTAAGTCAACCAATAAAAGATTCCTATTGTAGTCGTCAAGCACTCGGTGTTCCTTGCCATCGGCATCTACCCATTTACTCAACATAAGGTTGTTCCATGCATATCCTCTATTTTGTTTGTCTTCGAATGCCTCTAGTAGACCAACTTTGTTTTTAGTGCCTTTTTTACGCACACCCGGATAAGCACTGAATATGTTATCAGATGGATCGCCACGCATCGCTTTTTCGAATATAATCCATTCTTTAGAATCTAGTTTCTTTGCTTGTTTTGTTTTCTTATCTAACACAGGATTGCCTTTCTTATCAAACACGCCTTTATGTGTGATAGTCTCCTCCGTTACTCCGTTGTACTGAGATACACGGTCGTTAACCAATTGGTTCAAGTCCTTGTCTGTGCTTATTATTACACATTTCTGATCAGGGTGTTGATCGATCCATCTCGCAATAAGGTCATCCGCTTCTGCACGTGGGTTTTGTAGCACTGTTGAGTTTGTTTTTGTTTTAACAAAGTTAGTGAAGTCATCGTAGCACTCCCAAAACAATTCATTTTCTTCTTTTTCTGCAGGTGACATTGCGTCAACAGTTTCCTTCCTATTTCTTTTGTACGGCGCATAGTGATCCTTACGCCAACTGCGTCCTTCCAAGCAAAATATTAGATGTGAACCGTCAAAATCATTCCATGCTTTCTTGATTGAGTTCATGGTTATGTGGATAGCAAGTCCTATTTTTTCAGATGTATCTCCTCTGAATACGTGTCTTGCTCTAAAGAATGTGTTAGCAGTGTCAACAAGTATGTGTGTCATATGTTATTATAACACAAATTGATGTTTTTGTCTATTATCCCCACCAATTTTGTGTGAACTTTGGTAATCTTTTCTTGATAGGCGTCCATATGGCCGCTTCTGCTCTGCCGATAAACTTTGGTCTTGGAACCAACCAACCGACTAAAACACCTAGTAAAAAGTATCCCATTAAGATACCTCCGTTTTTCCGTCAGGACGTCTATTAATCTGTACATAACCACCAGTAACATCACCTATGCCCTGTTCGTTTCCGATTGTTCTGCAAAGACTTTGAAACCACGTATCCACAATCTGTTCTTCGCTGTCGCCTGTATAGCCGTTCTGTTGTAGCATGTTGACAAATTCTTTGTTCCAGTCTAGTTCAAAGAAACCGTTTCTTGGATTTTCTGGATTAACATTCACGCTCAACACCTTCACCATTGGCTCTTCGCTTTTGCCTTTAGATTTCTTGGTCTTTTTTGTTGTTGTCTTTGTTGTTTTTTTTACTTTCATATCTATATTATAATTTATTTTTTGTTTTTGTGCAAGTAAAAAGGATTGGGTATATTGTTAAATGTTGGTAAATTAGGATTCATTGCTTTGTAGTGGTTAGGATACCAGTCTATAAACTTTCTGATATCTTTGGTATTTTTAAAGTAATGATTTATATTTGGCATTTGTATAAAATCATATTTCATTTCTAACTGTGCGTTCAACCAAGCCTCTTCTATGCCATCTAGATTGATTTGTGTATCTTCGTTGTTGCACACTGCGTCAAATATTTGCTTTGCCCTGTCTTTGCTATTGTGCATATCAAGTTTTGACAAAAATATATCGTGTGTGTGTTTTATTTCTGCTTTATCTATTTCCAACTCGAGATTATGTTTCTTGTCGATATCTGAAAGTGCAACTAACAGTCTGTTAATATCGTAGAAGTCGTTGAACTTCATTGATACAGAGTTTTCTAAATCGTGATTCAATAAATGATTTCGAAAATACGATAAACCATGATTGTCGATGTCGAGAAAACTTAATTTAAAAAAATCTCTTAAGATGAACTTTGGTACCGCTGTATCTTCATCAAAGGTAAAATTATATAACTTTTCTATTTTAGATTTTTCGTCGAACCAGTCATGCCAGACTTTAGGAAATGAAATATAGTCTTTTGTCCAATCTGTTTTAATATCTCCGGCACGCCTGTAGATCAATCTAGTGATATACAAAATATCCTCTTTGTCGAATTCTATAATAATGTGAGGCTCATCTTTATTTTGCCAACCGCTTCTGGGGTGATATGAATTTACTAAACCGGAATACCTTAATGGAGCATGACTAGTGCCTATATCTGTGAATGGTAGTCCATCCAGGAAAGGAGTTTTTTTACTATATTTGTCTATTATAAATTTTAGAAAGTTTCCGTGTGTGCCACCTACGTAGGCAATGTTTACAAGGTGTGGCATCATGTACCAATCGCATTGCCGAATAGATACACATGTACTCTGGCAGACACATTGTATCCTCTCTTGAATGCTTCTTCCGCCACTTTGCCTGCGGTGGTTGTCTGTTCTTCCTCTCTTGCTCCTGTTGGCATAATCCATACCGGCCAGTCTACACCTGCTTCCCTGAATTTCCTAACTGTGTTTTCTAGTTCTTCCCATTCTCTCCTACTTGCACCAACAACAAATTTTAGTTGTCCTCTGTCTGAACATGCTTTGTACTCCGCCACGTTCTCGGGTTTGATTGCCTTTTCTGGTTTCTCTCCAGACACAGTAAACAGTTTTGGACTTACACTAAAAAATATCTCTTCTGGTATATCTTTTACCCATTGCTTGAATGGTTCAGTAAGTTTCTGTGTGCCGTTTGTTTCAAATGTCATTGAACTTGGCAAGTTTGCTCTCTGCTCTAATGCTTTGTATATTCCCATACTCGCGGCTTGTCCTGTCATCATTAGAGGCTCGCCACCTGTGAAACATAGGTGTTGATGTTGCCTAGAGTTTGGATGTAAAAATAATCCATTCATATTTGTGTCTGTTTTCAAGATGTCAACAATTTTATCTGCAAGTACTGTGGGCGTTTCGTGTCCCATCAACTTCTTGAACTTCTTTGCCCAAGTGTAACTACTATCACAACCTTTCTCCCATACAGGCAAGTCCTCAACACGTTTTACACTATCAACATCAAAGTCTTGAAACGGCAATTCATATGTGTCGGGATTGGTTGGATCTAATTGGCCAAACCCGTTGCACTGTAAATTACAAAGGAAAAATCTTATCCATGCTGTTGGTGTACCAGTGTAGTGGCCTTCACCTTGAATGCTGTGGAATATCTCTGAATAATAATATTTTTTTTCTACTTCCATATGCTTGGATCAATGCTTTTTGTTGCATCGACTAATTCTTTTGTTGAGTATTTTTTTTCTTCTGTTTTTTTACTTACTGGTTGTATTTCGTCTGGAAAGTCTCTATACAAAAAATGTTGTATAGTTTCTTTATCCACCAACTGATTGAATGAAACATGTGAATCATCTATTTGCTTCTCGTTTCTCAATATGCTTGTCATGGCATCATCTAGTTGTTGCATGTTATCAAACTCCATCATTATGTGGAACTCTGGCATGTCCATGGATCTAAATCCAAGTTTTGATCTTGTAAGCCTATAGCCTTTCATTTTTTGCATTGATACAAGGCCATCCAAGAACTTCCTCATCTTATTTGCAAAGTCGTAAGAGTCTACACCTTGTTTATGATCTGCCCAAATGTGATATATGTCAGCCATGGTACTCCTGGCTTGTTTTATTTTCTTGATTTGTCATTTTTCTTGTCCAGTCTAACTATGTTATCTGTCTGTAAATGACCAACACTTTCTCGTTGTATATCGTTGTGTCTGAATTCCGCCCAGTACAATTCAAACGCAACACCATCTTCCAATCCCTCGAATGAGTGATATAGTCCTGGTTTCACGGCTGTGTAGTCACCGGCTTTAAGTATGGTTTCATCTATGAGGTCATAGTCTTTCTGCCACACACGGATTTTC